CTCAGATCCTTGAGCTGTGGGGCGATAACCTGATGACGGACGTACAGGCAAAAAAAGGACTGGCAGAAGTGAGCGGGAAATGACCACGCCGCTGTTCCTTCTGCGATGCTGTGAGGTCGGGATCTCCATCAGGGATCTCGACCTTGTTACTATTGGGCTCGTGCTCGATATCTGGACGGAGAAGTCCAATGACGGCGTGAAATACAGAAGACTTGCTGATCAGGCTGATTTCGATAAGTTTTGATTTAGTATGCTGGTTAGATGCATTCCATAGATTTATTTGTTAAAATGATTATCACAAATCATGACCTATGGAGGGACAAGACTTGAAGCGAATAGTTTGTGAAATGTGTGGAAGTAACAAGCTGATAAAAAGAGGCGGCATATTTGAATGTCAATATTGCGGATGCCAGTATACATTGGAAGAAGCTAGAAAACTGTTGGTTGAAGGTACGGTAAAAGTTGACGAGTCTGACAAGGTTGCCAACTGGATGAAAATGGCAGATTCAGCATTTAATAACAGTAGCTGGAGCGAAGCATACGGCTACTATTGTAAAGTGCTTGAAGTATACCCTGATGAATGGAGATCGATATATAGAAAAGCGCTTTCTTTAGGCTGGCAGTCTTCAGTTGGAAATATACATATCAATGAAACGCTTGGAGGTGTTACTGACGCATATAGAATACTAGTGGACTCAGACAACACGGATCAGTTTAAGGCTTTGGGAATAGTTTCAATGGAACTAGAAATGTTGACTTGGGTCGGTGCGGTTCAAACTGCAAGTGTTAAACACGCTAAGCAGTTTACAGATCGACTTGTACAAGCATGTGACGAGTATTATCAAAGATCTGCATTAATGGCTTCAGTAATCGATTATTGTATAAAAATGTTTGACAAATACGCTGTAATAAATATTGAAGAAATCAATTTGGCTAATAACGTATTTGATAAAATAATAAGTAATGCTACTTCGATCGAGACTGCTCTAAGTGAAGAATTTCGAGTTTATCTTGGCAAAAAGTATAGTAGTTTTTGGCAAGCAAGTATTGACGAGTATAAAACTATCACACCTCCTGAATATGCAAATAAAGCATGTTCTGAATTGGAAATAGCTACCAAGAGATTAAAGAGACAATATGATATTTGGAAGCATGAACGAGTGGAAGCGAAAAGAACAAGGGAAATATACAAGTATTGGGAAAAGAACCCAGAAATGAAAGAAGTATATGATACTCTGGAGGCACAAAGCAGAATACTTGGTGAACAGATTAACGAAAATGAGATAAAGATAGGCATCCAAAAGGACGAACTAGAAAGAATTAAACAAAAAATATCGGATTCAGTAGAAACAATAGCAATAAACAATAATCGAATAGAAAGATTACTGAAGCGATGGATTGGAAAGCAACAAGCTATCGAAGAAGCGAAAATATTAGAAAAGGAGAAGAAAGAACTTGAAGAATCATTAGTAAAGCTAAATGATAAGAGAGAAGAAATTGAGGAAATCGTTTCAACTAGCGAAACGAAACTCATAACGGATAAAAAAAGCTTAGAGGCAATCAAGGATAAGATTAATGAAATAATGTCTATAGCATTATCAAATTAGATTTAGCAGATATAGGATAGGCTATATTGGACTCAACAGATTTGTCCTTGAAGCATAGAAGGATAAAGATGTATGGCATATTATCCAAAGCCGAAGTTAGTTCTCATCTAGACTATCTCATAAAAAGAAGCAAGAATAATCCTTCTCTTCGTAATGCAGTAAGCAAATGGCAAGATGATAGAGAATACGTCAACGGTATCGTGTGACGTCTCTGGATACGGGAAAACTCATTTCTAAGAAAATAACGCATTCAAATTATCATTATAACTAACGAAAAGAGATAGCAAACAGCATTTTTCTTTTGCCCGGATTTTTCCGGGCTTTTTTATTGCCCGAAAGGAGGTGACGAGATATGGCAAATAGAATCAAGGGAATCACCGTCGAGATCGGCGGTGATACAACAGGTCTTGATAAAGCCCTGAAAGGCGTTAACTCTACGATCAAGAAAACACAATCCTCCCTGAAGGATGTGAACAAACTCCTGAAACTCGATCCCGCCAATACTAACATCGTCGCCCAGAAACAGAGGCTTCTAAAAGATGCGGTCAATGCCACCAAGGAAAAGCTGGAGGCGCTCAAGACTGCTCAGGAGCAGGCAAGGAAGCAGCTGGAAAACGGTACTCTCGGACAGGACAAATACGATGCTCTACAGAGGGAGATCATCGAGACGGAGGAAGAGCTACGGCGCCTGCAACAGGAAGCTGAAACGACAAGCACTGTTCTTCTTGGAATCGATGAGGCAGGGAAAAAGTTCGAGAAGGTTGGCGATACGATTGCCAGTGCCGGACGAGCCGTGATGCCTGTCTCCGGGGCCGTGGCAGGGCTCGGCGCCGTCGCTGTAAAGACCTCGGCGGATTTCGATTCTGCCATGAGCCAGGTAGCAGCTGTATCCGGAGCGACTGGAGAGGACTTCGACGCTCTTCGGGAGAAAGCCCGTGAGATGGGCGCCAAGACAAAGTTCTCCGCATCGGAAGCTGCCGAAGCCATGAACTACATGGCCATGGCCGGCTGGAAGACAGAGGACATGCTGTCTGGTATCGAGGGAATCATGAACCTGGCCGCGGCTTCCGGAGAGGACCTGGCAACAACATCAGATATCGTGACGGACGCCCTGACCGCTTTTGGACTAACAGCCGGTGATAGCGGTCACTTTGCGGATCTGCTTGCAGCGGCTTCCTCCAACGCAAATACGAATGTCTCTATGATGGGTGAGACCTTCAAGTATTGCGCGCCGATCGCGGGAGCACTTGGCTATACGGCAGAGGACACGGCGGAGATGATTGGCCTTATGGCCAACGCAGGTATCAAGTCCTCCCAGGCTGGTACTTCCCTGCGTACCATCATGACAAAGCTGCAGGGAGACCTGGGACTGTACGGTGAAGCGCTTGGCGATGTGACGATCCTGACAACAAACGCGGATGGATCCATGAGGGAGTTCTCCGATATCATCGCAGACTGCAGGGATGCGTTTTCAAAGATGTCGGAGTCTGAGAAAGCCGCTTCGGCGGAAACTCTGGTCGGCAAGAACGCCATGTCCGGATTCCTAGCACTCATGAACGCGGCGCCGGGAGATATTGAGAAGCTGGAAAGCGCCATCTCCACCTGTTCCGACGAAGTTGACGATTACAGCGGAGCCGCGGAGAAGATGGCAGCGGTCATGCAGGACAACCTGAATGGTCAGGTCACCATCCTGAAGTCCCAGCTGGAGGAACTGGCGATCTCATTTGGTGACGCTCTGATGCCGGCAATCCGGAAGATCGTCACGGCGATACAGGGATTTATCGACAAGCTGAATGGTATGAGCGAGGGACAGAGAAACGCCATCCTCCGGATCGGTCTCCTCGTAGCAGCCCTCGGGCCATTTCTTGTGATACTGGGGACCTGTATCTCCAAGGTCGGCGTTGCCATGCAGGGCTTTGTAAAGCTGGCCGGAGTCTTTGGAAAACTCAAAGTAGCTGTGGGAAATGCCCACGGAATACTTGGAAAGATTGGAGCAGCACTTGGCGGGATCTCAGCGCCGGTGCTTGCCGTCGTAGCAGTGATCGCAGTTCTTGTGGCTGCGTTTCTTCATTTATGGAGAACAAATGAGGGCTTTCGAGATGCCATCATCGGAACCTGGAATAAGATCCATTCCACAGTATCCACATTTGTTGCGGGGATAAAGCAGAGACTTGCGGACATGGGCTTTAGCTTTTCCGCTGTGGCTGCCGGGATCCGGGTCGTATGGGAAGGCCTATGCCAGATCCTTGGGCCTGTCTTTATCGGCGCTTTTAATGCGATTGCCGCAAACCTTGAGATGATCCTTGGCGTGATCACCGGGATCCTTGATGTGTTCAGCGGCCTTTTTACAGGAAACTGGGAGCTGGTATGGCAGGGAGTAGATGAGATCTTTTCTGCGATCTGGAACGGAATAATGGGAACGTTTACCAACACCACAGGTACGATGAAGAACGTTCTGAATGTATTCCTTTCCTTCTTTGGGACCAATATCACGAATGTCCTGAATGCTGTAAAAGCTGTTGTTGTAACGGTATTGTCTTTTATCCGGAACTTCTTCTCCAATGCATGGAGCGGCATCCGGAGCGTTACTTCTTCTGCCTGGAGCTCGATCAGAAATGCCATCGTGCGGCCGATCGAGGGCGCCAGGGACGCGGTAAGAAATGCGATCAATAAGATTAAAGGGTTCATGGATTTCGAGTGGAGCCTGCCGCATCTTAAGCTCCCTCATATCAGTGTCTCCGGATCCTCCAATCCGCTGGACTGGCTTAAGGGCGGCGTTCCACATTTTAGCGTGGACTGGTACAAGACAGGCGGCATTTTCAATTCGCCCTCCATCATCGGCGTAGGCGAGGCTGGATCGGAAGCAGTCCTTCCGCTGGATGCTTTCTACTCTTACATGGATAGGGCAGTGAACAGGATCATCGCCGCTTCCGGAGGTGGAGAGAACGCGGCGGTCATCTATGAGGCGGTCAAAGCCGGCATGCAGGATGCTGATATAGGCATCAGCCTGAACGGACGGGAGTTCGGCAGGACGCTCAGAGGAATGGGGGTGAGCCTTGCATGATCCTTAAATACATAAGTTCAAGGGGAAGGGAATTCTCCTTTATGAGTGATGGACTCAAGGTGAAGGAATCAAACTTCCATTCCTCGGGATGGAAAGCAGAAGGGCGGGATCTGGAGTTTGGGCTCAAGGTCAGCCGTTTCAAAAGAGAAGCCCTCACTTATCAGGCACAGCTCGTACTCATGGGCACTCAGGAAGAGAACTTCGCGCTCCTGGATGAATTTCATGATGCCCGCGTATTCGATATCAGAAATAGAAGACCAGGGAAGATCTATTGGAATTCCTACTGCGTATCATGCTTCATCACTTCGGTCGACCCGCAGGCAGATGAACACAGACAGAAGGTCAGCATCGAGGTCTTCTGTTCCTATCCCTTCTGGGTGAAGGAAGAGGTGATAAAGTTCTACGCCTCGGCGGTCGACGCCGACTCCGGCTACCTGGACTATGAGTACGACTTCCTTCATGACTATAAGGGAAAGACAGCCGGCGAAGGGCGTATCACGAACGATACAGCGGTCCCCTGTAAGCTGAAGTTTACGATCTATGGTCCCACGGTAAACCCTAAGATCTGGATCGGGGAACATTACTACAGTGTCCTCTGTACTCTGGAGGAAGGGGACACGCTCACGATCGACCAGGTAAATGAGACAGTGATCCGGGAGACCGGGGAGCTTGGACACCGGAAAAAGATCAATGAGTTTAATAACCGGAGTAAGGAGGAGAGCGTCTTTACGCCGGCTCCGATCGGACAGAGCAGGGTGAACTGGTCGGGGAGCTTTTACTTTGAGATCACGATGTACAAAGAAAGGGATGAGGCAAAATGGAAAGACTGATCTTTGCAGATGAGAAGCTGGCAGAGATCGGCTTTCTCGATTTTGATATCGACCTGGAGCTGGGGGAAAAGAACGACTTCGTGCTCTATATCCCCTATCCGGAATGGGACGGGACGCTGCAGCCCGGCATGTAC